GTGGGAACCTGTCTTTTAGTGTTTTTGCTGGGTAGAAGTCTCCTAAAAAGGGGGGGGTGGTCTTAAATTTTGGGCGGCCACCTTACAATTTTCTTCCCAATTTTTTTTCAATTTTTTTTCCTTTTTTTTGTTTGCATTGCGTTGATTTTAAGAGTGTTTGCGTCTTTTTCGTGTGCTTTTTTTTGTGTTTTTTTCGTCTTTTTTTTGTGTTTTTTTCGTCTTTTTTTACCCATTTGGGGGTAGTTTCCCGCCTGCTTCGAGGAACGCCTTTACGATTGGTTCAGCTTCGGACACGAAGTCGGCCTTCTGTACTGACGACCAGTCTTGTATGCTCTTGCGGGTGAGCCATTGGCGACAGGCCACTAGGTAGTGATGCCAAGACCTCTGGGGGCGGGGGGTGGAGGTCTCGATGGGGTCGGGCATTAACCCCACCCAGAGGGCTAACTGCTTGAGGGATTGGGGGCTTGGGGAGTGGAGGCTGGGTCTGGCCTTGGCAACCCTTTTGAAGCGACGAGCCTGTTCCTCGGATACCCCCCCCACCCCTAAAATTTCTGGGAGGTTTAGCCCCTCAAGCTCTGCCGAGGCTATGATGTCCCCGGCATCTGCCGCTAGGCTGATGGCCTGACCCATCTGTTCAATCGCTGTTTCCTTGGCTTTGTCCAAAAGCCTCACCGTTTTTTGTAGTTCCATTCCGATCTGTTTTTCGCTCATTTTCTGGGATGTCCTTTTGGGGTTATGCCGTAGCCTCAACGAGTTCCTCATTTTCGACTTCGGCGGGTGGTTCAATCTCTCGAAATCTGTCGGCGTGAAACCCTCTCTCCGGATGCGGTGGTGTGGTCGAGCAGGGGTTCTTTATCCCCTCAAGGTAGACAACGACTTCGCCTTCTTGGCCGTTCAGTCCTACCCCTACCCCTAGTCCCCTTACCACATACACCTTGTCTTTGATTGGGAGGTGGTTGTAGAAAAGGATTATCTCTGTGGGGAAGCGATCATCTACGCATATCACTTTCGAGCCAGTCCTCATTTCTTGCCCCTCTTTTTTATGCCTTTTGTCCAAGCCTCTTTATTCCATTTGGGGCATTGTTCCCGCCTCTTTTTGTGGACTCGCAAGGCTCGCTCCTTGTAGATTTGGCGTACTCGTTCACTCCGTTGGATACGTAGAACTAGCCCAGTCCTTTGCGATAGCTCCGTCAGCCGTGCCGATATTGCGGCTCTGGTATATGGCTTGCCAGTTGAGGGGTTGATGTACCGTTTTGCTATTGAGGTCAACGAGTCGGGAGAACGATTCGTGGCGAGCGCCAGCAAGGATTCGTCCAAAGTGTCGTCCCTCCGATGCCTCAACATTTGCGAATCACCCTCGTGCTTTATCGTCTGCTCAACCACCTCTGCCGTGAGCTTGGCTAACTGGTCGAGGTCGATGCTGGGATTCATCGCCTGCATTTTTGCGAGCCGTTCCTTTACCCGATCTTGGAGCGTGTCGATATGCTCTGCCATATCGGGCGTGTAACTAGCCAAGATGCTATCCGCTGGGTCTTGGCCGATGTGGTTCATTTACTGGATTTCCACAAGTGCCGTCCGTCCCACCCTTGCCAATTCTCGCTTTGCTTGCCGTTCGCTAGCGTAGAAAAGGTCAACGACTGGCAACCTAGATTTGCCCGATGCCTTTCGGGATATGACTGCCGTTCCGGTGTCGTGGGCTTGGTATGCCTTGCCCTCGATGAGCAAGGTCGTTCCGTAAGGGATAAGTCTTGGGTCAACCGCACAAGACTTGCCCGATACCAACCGTTTTCCTGTGGAGCTTTTATAGCCAAACTCGTCTTCTCCTAACCAGTATGCCGTGATGCGAGCCTTGATTGTTTTCTTGGCTGGTGGCTTTGGCATTTCGATCATTATGTTCGCCGCTTGGCTTGAGCATAAGAGCGTGATGGCTAGGATGATGATGGCTTTTTTCATCGTTAGAAAGTGGAGTTGCTCGCACAAGTGGCGGTAGCGTCTCGACGGGGATTCGTCTCCCTTGGTTCTTTTGCCTTCTGCGTTGTCAATCGTGGCCTTGAGCCTCTCGATCTGTGCCTCGATTGCCTTGGCCTCCATCTTATTGATTTTCTTGTTCACGCTTCAACGGCCTCCCGCCAATGACATCGCTTGTTGCGTCTTTTGAGTTTTCCGTCCCCCTCAAGACAGCGTAGGTGATACTGGATTGCTCCGTGGGTTTTGCGTAGAACTTGGGCGATGGTGCAAGTGGGAATCTCGTTAGTAATCAAAGTGAACACGGCATCCCTCAACATATCGATGGTCGCTTGGTTGCGGTTCTCTGCGTAGAGCTTCGACATCTCCTTGCCGGGATAGCGGTCGGATAAAATGCCCTTGGCCTTTGCCTCTGAGGATGTGAAGGGTTCGTTCATCGAATGTGCAAGCTACTTTGAGTCAGATTTGAGGCAAGGGATGATTTTAAGTTGTTCATTTCTGCAAATAATACTCGGCAACCCGCTTGCCGCTGTTGGTTTGAACCGTTCGCTTCTCGATCTGATGCCCAGCCTTTTTTAAGTCGCAAATCCGACTCGCCAACCGGAAACACTTGAACCATTCGAGGGCTTCCAGAGCCGTGAGTGTTCGCCCATTTTGTAGGTGGGCTAGGATTCGAGCGTTCTGGTCGTGGCCTTCCGTCTTTTGGGGATGCGTTGTCCTCATAAAAGGCAACTCAAACTGCTCGGCCTCTAACAAGGCGATCATTTGATTCCCCTTCCGCTTGACTTCCGAGCCGTGAAGTTTTTGCTTTTTGCGTTCACGATTGAGGAATGGTGACATCCCCAAGCGTTCGCAATCTCCTTTACTGTTAGACCAGACTCATATTGAGCCTTCCAAATCCCCCATCGCTTCTGAACTGTGTTGTGGGAACGATTTCCCCTTGCCCGATAACGCCCGAAGGTTGGCCGTAGCTCCATTGGAATGTCTAGGGGGGTAGTTGTCCCCATAACTAGGTTTGCAAGCCCTTTGGAGGCCAATTCTGCTCGATTATGAGCCATTTGGGCGGTGAGTGTGGATACCATTTGCTCAAATTCTTTGATTCTGTCCTCGCATAGCTTTACCCGATGGATGGTTGCCGCTAAAACGAGGTCGTTCACTTATGAAACCTCCACGAATAGTGCGTTTTCCATTAAACGCCTGTAAGTCGGGCGTTGGCTTTGTCTGTCCTGAGACTCGTTCGAGGTGATTATGGTTTGCTTGTTATGAGAATATCTTTTTTCTACTAGCAAATAAAGATATTGGGATATGGTTTGTGTGTCTGGCTCTTTACCGAGGTCATCTATCAACAACACTTGGTATCGAGAAAGCCTTTCAAGTTCCTCCTCTTTTCCGTCCCAAACTGGCCTCGATAGCTTCATTCCCAAATCAACTGCGTTGATTGCTTCCACGCTGTACCCATTGATAAAGAGAAGTTTCTCCAGAAGCAAAAATGCCATCCTAGTCTTTTGCTTGCCTGTTGGGCCAAGAATCCAAAGGTTCACGCCTCTTACTGGATTCCAATTCATAATATCCTTTAGCAAGTCTTTGTTTTCTATCCTCTGCCTATCTGTTTGCCGGTAAAGTGGGGGACATATTTTGTCCCACCTATCTTTTTTGAAAGCATCAGACTTGGCTTTGTTTTCTCTTGCTTTTATTATTTCCCAATCCTCTCTTTTCTCTCCGTCGTTTCCCGAACCAACTAATTTCATAGCCTCATTTACTATTGTTGCAGTTGTTTTCATATTTGACTTTCTTCATACCATCAAACTCTAAAGAGCTTATGGACATAAGATCGCCGCCTTTCTTTTGGTTTTGGTTTCTTCTCTGACAATTTCTGGCACACGCTCGCCAATCCTTAACCGATGCCCTTCCCCCCACCTTCCATCCGTTGCTCTGGTAGTAATCAAAAGCCGACTCCGCATCCATCAGCCTCCATCCAATCTCGTTCGCAAAGGCAATCCATTCAGCATGCGTGGGGCGCAAGCCCTCTCTCTCTTTCTTATCCTTATTACTATAACTCTTACTATTACTATTACTCTTATTATATACGATAGATGGTTCATCTATAGACGATAGATGGTTCATAGATGGTGCATCTATGGCGCATCTATGGGTTATCCTTCGAGCATATCCAGCCGATCTTTCCTCCATCTTTGCCAGTCCGGAGGCCACTCCTCCGTGATAGATTGCCCCATCTTTAATTTCATAAACCCCTGCAACCTCAAGCTCTTGAAGGAGTGGCTTGGCATCTTGCCCAACCATCCGACTGATCTGCTCTGGGCTTGGGGGGTTGCCGTTGATCGTTAGCTTCCCGCCGGCGTTGGCCTTATACATAAGGCATAATAGGTGAATCCACAGCCCCTTGGCCTCAAGGCTAACCAAGGCCAGCTTCTCATTTGCAAGCCAGCGATTAGGTTCAAAGGGAAACCAAAAAGAATCTCGCTTCACTTTTTCTTCTCCGCATCTCGCTTCTGATATTTCTTGGCTCGCTCCAACAATTCTTTAGTGATTCGGTGTGAGTAGTCGAGGTGGCTAATGATGTCCTTAAAGTTTTCCACTTCGGCGTGGTTCAATCTCTTAAACAAGTCTTTTAATCTTCTGCTAACCAGTCCGTGAAACTCATCGACAAGGCTCAATCTTTTGACGCTCATTTTTTAATTCTCCTCCATATATCTTTTATTAAATCCCACAACATTCCGCTCAGAAATAGAATGGTGAGATAGAGACTCAAGCATCCTATACTGACCACGAATAACTCCCACAAAACTTTCCCGATGGGTGAAAGGAAAGTTACCATTTGGGGGCTTTCGGCCAGCTTGCCCAAAGCCGAACATCATTTTCAGAATGTCCCCAGCTTCGAGAGACAAACGAATCATCAACGAAACGACCGACAACAACCTCACCCCCGATATCCATAAGAACTCTTTCATCGTTATGTGGTTTCTCCTTTAAGGTTTTCCAAACAAGCATTGACCACTTGGTTTCTGGAACTTCAACATCAACGGCTGACATCTCCTAGCCTCCTAATCGCAAGCACCACCTCATTTAAGATTCCGGTGATGACTGCATCTTCCGTTCCGTCTGCCAGTTGTTGCACGAGGTCGGCACATCGTTCTCTTTCGAGGTCGGCGGCCTTATTCCTTACATCGTTAAGGATGTCTTGGATAAGTTCAGAATGGGATTTCATCGGGTGTTCCTTTTCTTAACGCCTCGCTCTCCAAAAGAATCTCTTGGATGATTTCGTTGCGTATAATGTCGTTCTTATATGGTTGGCCATCCTTACCGGGTTTCAATTCCTGCTTCGATAGCCAGTCCAAGTAGTCCAAGCCTTTATCACCGAAGGCGGCGATCTGACGAAGGGTAGAGCCTTTATACTTACCAAACTTCAACTCCATATCCCTAGGCTCTGTGCCGTTGGTTTTATTAGGAGAGTTGAGCTTGGCCGTGATATCTGCCAAGTCTGCCTTGCTGATCTTTGTGGGTTCGGCCTTGGGAGCTTCCTCAAACTTATCCGTGTTGATATCTTGGAATCCACCATAAGGAACTTCCTCGGCTGGTGTTGTCGATAGGCTCTTGTCGATTAGGACTACGATATGGGCAAAGGCAGAGCGACAAGCCCGACTGATTGCTCTAGTCTGGCACATCGCTCGCTTGGCATAGGTCGGGCGGCTTGCCCACATCGGCTCATCGTCACCCAAGAACCCCTCGGCACTTGATATTACTTGGCCGTTGTCCATTCGCTTTACTTCACCAATGCAACGATAGCCATCTTCAAGACGCTCAACATCTCTTGCGGAGGCAACGCATCCGTGAGCTACTGCGATGGCCTGCCAGCCCTCAACTCGAACATAATCTTTCTGGCCGATGCGTTGGCAAGTTTCCTTTACGATGGCACGACAAGCCCCCGCCACATCAGTCGCTTGTCGGATATGGTTGGAGACTCCGTTGCCATTGTGTACTGCTAGTTGGTCATTCATTTGTTGGTTCTTTCTTGGTTTATTGTTTGTGTTGTCCGTCATCGAATACGCCAAAGCCTTCGGCGTTTTCTTTCTGTGTCTTGGGTAAGTTCAAAAATCTAAAGTCATTCCGCTGGTCGAACTCTGTATCAGGGAACGCTCCAAACACTCTCACTACCCATTCATCCGTAGTTTCATTTGGTAATTTTTTCTTGGCTGGTTCTTGATGCCAGAATGTAGGCATTTCTTCACTCATTTGGTTGTCCTTTCTTTTATGGTTTTTATTATCGGGGAAAGCCACTTGGTGCTTATATCGTGAGAAGGCACTCGGAAAACTAGGATGCCCATCGATGAGGCGAGGTTATATTTCTCCATATCGTTGAGGAATCCCGAGGGTCTGGTATGTCTGCCCCTCGTCCATACCCCGCCCTCTAGCTCGATAGCGATGCCAGAGGTTAATAAGTTCACATAGTAATCAAACCTAAACCTTCTGCCCTCCGCAAACTTGTATTCCTTCTTCAACTCCCCACCACCAAGACTCCTCCAAAGAATCTCGAACTTGGCAGATGGGGTAATCTTCATTCTAGTTTCTCCCCATCCAGTTCTTGCTAGGCAAGACTAGCTCTGGTTGCTTTGGTTCTTTTGGCTGGTTGCCCTCGGCAACGATCTTGTCCATCTTATCTAGCTCGGCGGCCACGAATAAATAAAACTTGCGCCTCTCATAATTCTGCTGGTCGATGTGCTTTGCAAATATCCTCACGCCTTGCAGAATCAAAAGACCAAAGAAAACTACAAGGAAAATAATCACCAGCGTATCCTCTGTTTCTGCCAAGAGGGTGAACAGTAAGAGGGGTTGGTGATGTAAGGATATTTGCCGTCGTCCAGAGCCTTCATCACGAAACCCTCCCAGATAACTTCTCCCGCCTTGTTGTTTTGAAAGTTCATCTCTTCCCAGATCGAATTGATCTTATGGTGGGCGAGACGGACAAAGCGGAGGAGCTTGTTGGGTTGCAGATCAAAGGTCACGGCCTCCAAGTGTTCTATCTCTTTCATCCTCTCGGCGTAGGGCTTGGGGTTGGCCGGGTCGAACGCATCCATAACAACGATTGTTCCTTTGCCAGTCTTGGTGCGCTGTCCCATAATCTCGCAATCGACAAAGCGTGATTTGATTCCAGAACCTAGGATTCGTTCGGCCATTAAGTTATGATTCGAGGCGAACTTGCCGTGGCGGTTGTAGCCCTGCTTTGTCTCTTGATCGAACCAGCCTCTCCATCCATTGAGCTTGCCCTCAATGGAGAAGCCCTCGGCAAACTCATCGTGTAGGGCGGGAACGGCTGAACCTACTGGCCTTGCTGGTAGGGGGAGGGATGTCATTTGATTTGTTCTAGGATTTCGATTTTAAGTTGTAAAGGTTTATTTAAGTAGATGTTCAACTATTACCAGCACCGAGCCAGCCCCGATCACGAGGCCAGCGATGTAGGATATGAGGAGTTTATTCATTTGATTTAGTTTCCTTTCTTGATTGTTATTTAGAATCGTATTCGTAACCAGAGTCATTCATCCATTCAAAGAGGCGAGGCTCAAGGTCTTTCAAGTCATCAGAAAGCCATCCATCATTTTCAAGGGTCAGCATATAACGACCGCCTTCGTGGCTTTCGCCAAGATCAACAATGTGTATGTTTCCGTTGATATCGTTTGGATGATCTAGTCCCCCATAAACGATTGCATTTATTGTTTCCCCATCTTCATTGTTAAATGAGTGGGCTTGTTTCGAGTATCTTGTGTTTGCTGTGGTTGTTTGCATACCCACACCCTATCACACTCCCCTAACTTGTAAAGGGTTTATTTATCTTATTTTGACGATTGTTTGTAAGTCCCTATAAACACGCTACTTATGAGGGTACTTTGTGGGGAGAATCTTGTAGATTTTTAAGTTGCGAACTACACGATGGTCTTTTCTGGGGATAATAAAGGGATGTCTTTTCATATCCACTTTCTTTTCGAGGAGCATTTGGCTCAACATTCTTGAGGTTGTGTTCATTGATTTTTGCCACAACTTACTCACCTCCTCCCTCGTGTGATATCCTGGTGGTGGGGGCGGTGCAAACTTGTCTTTGATGTGTTCTTGTAAAAGTTTCTGCCAAGGATTTTGTTTCATAATTAAAACGCTTTTATGTCAGTCGGTAAATAAAACTTATTGCCCCTCTGCCGTGCCTGAAACACTTCGTGCGTTTTATCCGGATAAATTGCACCAAACGCCCAGCCGTGTTGCCAGCGGAGTCTACGGAGTTGGCCTCGATTATATTCTGGGGTCTTGTTGCATAGGCATCCGATATTGTAGCCAGTCCGGGGGTCGATCGAGACGCTTCTAAAATAATCAATGGCGTGGGTATGCCCAAAGATAACATCGCCGTAAGCGTCTGCGTGTTGCTTGCCGGAGTGCATTGCGTGGCCGTAGCCGTGGACAAAGGAAAGCCCGCCGCACTTGTAGATTCCAGCAACAGAATCATAGGGGAACATCCTCGCCTTGGTTTCCTTCATAATCAATTCGATGTTCTCTATCCCATCGTTGGCGTAGTCACGAGCCAGACCGCTTCGGCTGTTACTGGCCATATCGAAAATCCGTTCATCGTGATTGCCCCTTAAAAAGATTCTCTCATCCCCAAACTTAAAGAACTCCCGCAAGAACTCCTCCCCTGCGTCCCAATCCTTTTGCAAGCTCGATGCCTGCTCCTCATCGCCCGCCCCTTTTCTGATTGCCCTAAAATCCCAGAGATCACCGATGCAGACCACAAGCCCGCCATCCTTGCCGATGTATTCCTTGGTAAAAGCGAGCAGGGCTTTCACCGAGGGAGCGTCTTGTTCATCGCCGTGGATATCACCACAAGCGACAAACTTTATTGGCTTCATAAGGGTTTAGATTGACCTGTAAGAGTTGTGTAAATAAGGTGACAACACTCTCTAGCTCTAGGGTTTGTCAATGTTTCGTCGGTGCATCCATCCCTAGCTAATTCCATCACAATGTGCATTTGCTGGCGAAGGGTGAGGAGATAGGTCAGTTGGTCGGTTGCTTCCTCGATTGCGTTCTCTACCAGTCTGGCGGTGGGCATTTCCCACAATTTAGTCCCGCCGTGTTCTACCACTCCCTTTTTATATTTCCTCTCCATCGATTCGACCGCCGCCATTTGCAAAGTAGTGAGATGGAGATCGTGCTTTT